GCGGATCAGTTCGCTGCTGAATTAGATCAAGAGGAAAAGAGAATTAAGGATGAAGAGCAAGTTCAACTACAGCAACAAGAACAACGTGCTGCTGAAGTAAAAGACTCTCACTCTGCTAAAGAAGCATCTGAATTCGGTATTGCTGAGAATGCAAAAGAAATACAGAATGCTTTAGTAGGTGGTGTAAGAGACACTGCTAGTTCTATCCTCACTGCACCAGAACGTATCCTTGATATGGCTACTGGTGAGATGGCTAGAGAAGCTAAAGAAGAAGGAGGATATGTACCAGATTGGAATCCATTAGGTAATAGTTTAAACCCTATAACCAAGACTTGGTGGGGTGGTATGTTACGTGGTGGTGTACACTTCGGTACGATGGCTATACCTGTCCTAGGATGGGCTGGAAAAGCTGGTAAAGCTACTGGTATGGTAGGAGCTGCAACACGTGCTACAGTACTTAGTGGGAACACCCTAGTTAAGGGTGCCTCAGTTGGTGTGGTATCAGATATGTTCTCTGAATACTCTCAAGATGCTAATGGATTACAAGTACTAAGAGATAGATTTGGATTCATTGATACCCCTTTAACTACTAACGATGCTGATCACCCAGCACTAAAGACATTAAAAAACGTTGCTGAAGGAGCTGGGATTGGTCTAGTAGCTGACTTTACTTGGCAAGCTATTGCTCGTAGAAGAGGTAAGTTAAAAGTAGTCGGTAGGACAGATCGACATACGATGCAACAGGTTGATAAAGTTGATACTAATAGGAGAACTAAAGCAGAAGAAGCTGCAAGAATACTTGTTGATAGTAACCTAAGAGCTGCTACTACACAGAAACTATTTAATAAAGGTATAGATTTTAATAAACTATCACCTGAAGAGCAGATAGTACAGATGGCTCTTGTTAAAAAAAGAGACCGTAGTGGTAGATATAGGAGTTGGACACCTCCAGGTGAAGATAATCTAACCAGAGCAAATCGTAAATCAACTGAACGTGCAGAAAGTATAAGTGATCAGATAACTGAAAAGGCAAAAGTAGAACTAGGAGAAGACGGTTTTGGTGCACATAAGAACAAACCTATTGCCGATCCTTGGCAGGGATCACCTAATTCAACTGCTAGTGCCTGGAATATAATGGAGTCTTTGAGACGTATAGATAGAGAACCTGGTGCTGAACTAGGATCTACTGATAGTCTAATCACTCCAGCTGCAGCAGAAGCAGTAGCTAATAATGGATCAGGTCTTAAAGGTTTGACACCTGCAGTAGTAAAAGAGATGGCTAATGATCCTAGATTCCAAGCTTTAATAGCTGATTTAGAAGCTAGAGGTAAGGGAATGGAAGAGGCTTTTACTGATGCCTTTGGAAGAATGCAAGAGGTACTAGGTGGTCGTAACGCTGGTGAATTAACTCCTGAAGAGTTCTGGGGTCCAATACAAGCTGATGTAATGAACCGTCAAGGTGAGTTCCAATCATGGAGTATAGAAGATATTATAGCAGGTGATTTAATACAAGAATCACTATTCAAACAACTACGTGATAGAGCTATAGCATCTAGAGAACTAATAAATGTAGCTGATATAAATGATATAGGTGGTCCAATAAAGTATATAAGAGATAATCTTATTGTTGGATTAGAACAAACAAAGAGAGCAAGGTTCCTATTAAGTGAAGCTGCGGGACAAATGGCAGCACAACGTGGTGGTAAAAAACTACTCAACCAAGCACTAGTAGACCTACATGCTAATACTAAAGGACAAGTTGATATGATGTTAGATCTTGCAAGACAGGATCCTACAGATGACTTCCTACATGCTGTATTAGAAGCATTCTCAATGTCTAATAAGATTAGTAATTGGCAGGACTTTGATGTATATATGAGGCAGAAGTTAATGGGAGGAGAAACTGCCGGGGTGAAACAAACCGGACAGATGATCCGAGAACTTCAAGGTGTCATGATACATAGTATCCTAAGTGGTCCTAAGACTCCTCTAAGAGCAATCATGGGTACAGGTAGTGCTGTGTTCACACGTCCTATGGCACAGTCCCTAGGAGGTGCTATGCAATTCGCTGGGTCTGGGTTTAGAGATACTTCTATGTTAAAACAATCCTTAGCAACTGCTAATGCTATGGTACAAGCAGTTCCAGAAGCATTTGAATACTTCTTTAGTAGATTGAATAGTTACTGGGCTGGTGATATATCCACAATTAAATCAAGATATGCTGAATATACAGTAGGTGATCAACACTGGGATCTAGTTAGATTCTGGGCTGAAGATCCTGCTAGAACTGCAGGAGAACAAGCAGCATTCCGTGTAACTAATTTAGCACGTTCTGCTAATCAGAATGGTTTCCTTACTTATTCAACTAAGTTAATGGCTGCAACTGATGACGCCTTTACTATGCTTTTAGCTAGAATGAGAGCTAAAGAAAAAGCAATGATGGCAGCATTTGATGCACAAAAGTCAGGTGTAATACCTGATGTAACACCTGATCTAATTAAAAACTACGAAGCTAAACTATATAATGAAATCTTTGATCCTGAAACTGGTGGTATCAATGATAGTATGCTTAAATATGCCAGAGGAGAAGCTACTCTAACTAAAGATTTAGGTCCATTAGGACAGTCCTTGGATGATCTATTTAACAAACAACCTTTACTAAAACCATTCTATCTATTTGCTAGAACTGGTATTAATGGTTTAGAATTATCATTCAAACATATACCTGGATTTAACTTCTTAGTTAAAGAATTCAACGATATAGCAAGAGCTAGACCTGATGATCTAAGTAGTGTAGCTAAGTATGGTATTGAAACTGCTGAAGATCTAATTAATGCTCAAGCCCTACAGAATGGTCGTTTAGCTATGGGATCTGCTGTTATATTCACGGCAGGTCAACATTATCTATCTGGTGGTTTGACAGGTAACGGACCGGCTGACCCTGCTACACGACGTGTATGGGAAGCAGCAGGTTGGGTTCCACGTTCTATTAAGTTAGGTGATGTATGGGTCGGATATGAAGCCTTTGAACCATTCTCTAACGTCTTAGCAGCCGTAGCAGATATGGGTGATAACCAGAGACTAATGGGAGATGAGTGGGCTGAACAAGGTTTACTTGCTCATGCACTGATCATTAGTAAAGGTATGGTAACTAAAACTTACCTACAAGGTATTCAACAACTCTTCGGTTTATTTAATAAAGATCCTAAGAAGTTAGAGAAGGTTGCTGCAGGTTTAATGAACAATACAATGCCTCTAGCTGGACTTAGAAATGAAATAGGTAAAGTTATTAATCCTCATATGAAGGAGTTAAACTCTGGATTTGCAGATCAGATTAGAAATAGAAACCTATACATGGAAGCATTCGCAGGTTCTAGTGCATTACCATCTAAGTATGATATACTAACTGGTAGACCAGTACGTGACTGGGATCCATTAACTAGAATGTATAATGCTATAAGTCCTATATCCTTAAACTTTGATGGTTCTAAAGGTAGACAGTTGTTAATGAATAGTAATTACGATCTTCGTGTATCTACATTAACAGCACCTGACGGAACTTCTTTAGCAGATAATAATAATATTAGATCTGAATTCCAAAGACAAATAGGAATACAGAATATAGAAGCTAAGTTAGCTAAATTAGCAGACGATCCAAGAGTTATACAATCTCTAATTGAGATGGAGTATGACTTAATGAGTGGGTTCAAACAAAAGAATCCTATGGATTATGCCCATAATAAATTGATACACGGTATATTTAATAGGGCAAGAGCAAGAGCATGGGCTGAGATGCGGAGTACTCCTGAAGTAATGTTATTAATTAGGGCTCGACAGAAGGAAGAAGCGGCGAAACATAATACAATAGCAAATCCTGAATTAGGTCGCACCCAACTTAATGAAGCAAAACAATTACTTGAAATGACTAACAGGTAACACATGGCTTATACAATTGAAAATAATTATACAGGTAATGGTTCAACCAGACTGTATTCATTCACATTCCCATATTTAGAAGACACTGATATTAAGGTATCTCTTAATCAGGTCGACACAACAAATTTTACTTTAGCCAATGCTACCCAAATACAATTCTCTGCTGACGCTAGCGGTGAAACTAGTACACAAGCGGCAGATGGATCCCCTAAAGCAGCAGTAGCAGTTAGAGTTTATCGTGATACTGATATCTCTAGTCTGCAATCAGAGTTCTTCTCTGGGTCTGCTATTAGAGCACAAGATTTAAACAATGACTTTAACCAGACATTATATGTATCACAGGAGACTGAGAAATCAGTTGAAGGTAAGTGGAATGACACTACTCAAACAATAGATAGTACAGAAGCTTTCATTGATAGTAATGACTATATAATGACAGCTGCTGCTATTGATGATAGGATTAACACTAATATAGCTTCTCACTCCTTAACAGATGGAAAGATCTGGGCAGGTAACGGTAGTAATGTAAGTGCTCAAGTTACTCCTTCAGGGGATGTAACCATGGCTAATACAGGTGCATTCACTATTGCTAACCTAGCTGTTGAAACTGGTATGCTTGCTAATGATGCAGTTACTGGAGCTAAGATAGGTGACGATCAGATCGATTCTGAACACTACGCAGCTGACTCAATAGATACAGAACACTATGCTCCTAACTCTGTGGATGCTGCTGCTTTGGCCCATACTGCAGTTACTGCTGGTTCTTACACTGCAGCTGATATAACTGTAGACGCTCAAGGTAGAATTACTTCAGCATCTAATGGATCTATTGCAAGATCAGAAATAGCAGCAGATGCTATTAATGGTTCTAAGATAGATGACGATTCTATTGATTCAGAACACTATGTAGCAGCTAGTATTGATAATGAGCATCTAGCAGACAATGCGGTAGATACAGCTGAAATAGCTGATAACGCAGTAAATGGTGATAAACTTGCAGATAATATAGATATAGCAGGTACA